GCTAAGTGGAATGCACAATGGCAACAGGCTCCCGTATCACAAGAAGGTAGTATTATCAAACGAGAGTGGTGGCAAATGTGGGAAGAGAAAGATATACCAGAACTCCACCATATTATACAAAGTTACGATACAGCGTTCAGTAAACGAGAGACGGCTGACTATTCTGCTATTACCACGTGGGGTGTGTTTTATCCCAAAGCTAACAATGTCGCTCATCTGATACTCATGGATGCGAAGCGGGGTCGGTGGGACTTTCCTGAATTAAAAAAAATTGCATTTAAAGAATATAAATACTGGGAACCCGAAACGGTGATCGTGGAAGCGAAAGCATCGGGTCTACCCCTAACACACGAGCTAAGACAGATAGGAGTCCCTGTCGTCAACTATACTCCTAGTAGAGGACAAGATAAACATGTCAGGGTTAATTCTGTTGCACCGTTGTTCGAAAGTGGTATGATATGGACACCCGACACAAGATGGTCGGAGGATGTAATCGAGGAATGTGCAGCATTCCCCTATGGAGATCATGATGACTTGGTGGATAGCATGACACAGGCCGTAATGCGTTTTAGACAGGGTAATTTCTTACGCCTGAGTGATGACTATATTGATGAGCCACTACCCAAGATTCAACGAGAATATTACTAATGGCAAGACCAGATAAAAATAGTTCAATAAAACCTTTTCTTGATAACTTCAGAGATAATATTGATCAACTACCTGCTTTCCTTAATAAAACTTTAACCGAAGTAACTGAATTACCTTTCAAGGCGGCTTCCGATATAATAGTTAAACCTGTAACAAGGATCTTGACCCCCGGAACAACAGAGGAAAAACGTGAAGCGAGAAAAGAAGAACTCGCTCAAGAAGACCAAATACGTAAAGATTTATTAGAAGGTATTAATATAAACGAAGAGGGAGGTCCTACTAGAGTAGAAGAAATTCAAGATATGAATCCTGGCTCACCATCAGCAGATAGGGATCAATTACTAGCAATAGGTAAGTTAGAAAAAGATTTAAAAGACATGGGATACCCTGACGTTACTTTTAAAGGTGAGTTGGATAAATTTAGAGAAAGTTTTTTTGGACCAGAGTTCGATGTTCACAAAGCAGTGGCAGATGGATCTTTGAAATTATCAGAGGCAGACGATAAGCAACTGGCAGATTACTTTTTTGGGTATTTTTCTGCAGCTGATGTATTGACTTTAGGTGTAACATCACCAGTTAGAGCTGTAATTAAAAAAGCACTAGATGAAAAAAATTTCAAAGCTTTAAAAAATATTGCATCTAAATTTTTTCCAGACAAAGAAGCAAAAGATGCGTCTGATACAATTATCAAAGCTAGATTAAGTAAAAATAAAGAAGGATTACCTCCAGAAGTTTATTTTGGTCTTAGTGGAGGTAAAGGTTTTCTTCCAGAAGCCAAGAAGAATGACTTATTTAAATTAGTAGAAATAATTAACAACACCCCTATAGAAAATCTTAAAACCACTTTAACAGGTCTCGCTAGAGATAATAAGCTTGATACTTTAATAACCTATGATGGTAAAATAGATCCTGTGGTCACATCTTCTTTTCAAGAGAAACGTTATGGTCCTTTCTTAGGAATAGATCAAAATAAAATCACACAACTTAATGTTAATCAAAAAACTGGAAGATACAAAGGTGGACCTGAAAAGTATGATGAAGTAAAAAAATCCCTGAATAAATTTATAGAAGAGGGAGAAAATTTCACGTTTCAAAAAGATTTAGGCGAGGCATTGGAATATACACAAACTGGCTTTGAATCTTTTTTGAAAAGAAATCCCGATCTTAAAGAATTAACAAAAAAAATAGTAAGTTCAACTGGAACAGGCAATGTAGCTAAAACTTTATTTAAAAAAGAAGCTGCGGAAATTTTTACAAAGAAAAAAGATCTAACTAAATTGTTTTTACAAACAGATCAAGAAACAAATTACTTTGAGCAAATAAATACTTTGAGAAAAGAAGCAGGAATTAAAAATGATGTTACACCTTTTGGCCTTTTTCAAGACTATATGTATGACAAATTTAGAAGCATAAAAGAAACTACAGGTAATGAAAAATTAAGCACTATTGAATTTATGAATAAATACATGGGAGATGCAGACATAGATAATTTTCAAAAGTATGTAAAACTAGAATTAGATAGAAACAAAGCTAATTCTTTGGGAAGAATAAGATTAAAACAGCTTTATCAAAATCCTCAATATAAACCGTATTTAGAGACAATAAATAAAAAAACTGGAGAGCCACAATTAAATGTAACTCTTTTACAATTTGACAAAGCACATGATATACCTCTTTTCGTAACAAGAAGAGAAGGAGCAGGTAGATTAGCAAAAACTGGAAGGTTTGTAGGAGCAGGAGCAGAAGTTGAATTGATATCACCTGCTCTACAGATCTACAATAAATTACAATATAGATTAGACCCTTACTTAAATAATTTTGTAAATATAGTTAAAAATAAAACCATAAAAACAAAATTTGAAAAAACGCCAGCTAGAGTTTATAAAAAATCAGCAACTGCTGAAGAGAAAGCAGCTCGACCTATAGATGAAAACTTAATGGGAATTTTATCAGAATACGGGTACAATCCTGATATCACTAAATTTAATAATCAATATGAATTTGTAGCTGATGCAACAAAATTTATTGATACAATATTTAAAGATAGAAATATTAAAACAATTGTTCCTTATAGAGAAGGTAAAGGGGGTGCAAAAAGTAGTTTTATATTTGGTGCGACAGACACTACTAAAGTAGATGTTATAAAAAAAGCAGAAATAGCGGCAGAAAGATTAGAAGATACTATAAAATACGCTATTGAAAACAATATATCTCCTGAAGATTATTTAAACAAAAGCAAACTTCCAAAAGGATTTAACCAAGGAGGAGAAGTGGAAACAGAACAAGAAGAGCAATCGTTTTTATCAAAAGCTGCTTCAGCAGTTAGTAATTTTATAATTCCAAAAGCAGAAGCACTACCTCTACCTAAAAACTTTTTATTAGGTGACACACCAAAGCTTGTAAAAAAAACTGAAACTGTAAAACAAATAGCTCCACCTGAAGCACCTCTCTTAGAGAAGAGGTATAATATATTTGATGAGAACGGTAATAAAGTTTATCAAAGTAAAAGCATAGACGATGCACAACAAAAAGCATTAAGACTTGGTGACTTTGAAGGTAAAGAATTTATTGTCAAAGAAATAGAAGTACCTGTTAAAGTAAAAAAAGCTAAGACAACAAAACCAGGAACAGCACTTGTTTCTACAATAGTCCCAGAGAATGCTATCGGTTCTGGTAATAACAAATTATTTTATTCTGATTTAAATTCTACAATAAACACAGACACAGGTAACTTAACAATCAAAGGAATTACTGTACCCGCAGATTCTACTTCTATGTCAGCTAAAGACTGGCACGACTGGTTTAGATCTAAGGGTATTAAAGAAGGTGAACTGTATGACTCTTATGTAAGATCTTATTTAAATAAAAAAGGTGGATTTAACAGAGAGACAGGAAAGTTTAC